TATACATCAGTTGGTACACGTGGGATACGGATTGGAGTCGCATTACGATCTGCTTCAAGACGTTTATCGTCAATGTAGATTTCACCTAAGTCAGTTGCTGTACCACGTAAGGTAACGGCTACTGCTGCTACGGTGTCTTCTTCACGACGAGCAACGATTAATGCAGAGATATCTGCATCTTCAACTTCGCCATCAAATGGGAAGAATTGAAGTTTGTTTTCTTTAAGAAGACGTTTGAAGCCTTCACCAGCGATATCTGCTACGTTTTCGATAGCAGCGATAGCTGTGCTGATTGCACCGCTCACTGGGTTACGAGAAACTGAACGACGTAATAATGCGTTCGGGTTAGCTAAAGTTGCTACACGACCATCAGTACGAACTGGTGCTTTTTGTGCGCCACGTACTACAGATGCAGTTGATGCTTCAGCTTTTGGTGCTGCTGTTGTTGCTGCAGCTTCTTGGTTTGCGAATTGATTTCCCATTTTATACTCCTATTGTAGATGATGGGTTAATAAAGTTTAAAGATCTTTAAGCTTCGTATTCGATGCTTATTATTTTGAAGAGACGAAATACAACCTTCTCTTCACTATAATAATTTATCCTTATAAATATCAATAGAACGGGTATTTATACGAATACACATCCAGATACAGGCTAATAAAGATTTAGTAATGCTCATTTGAGCGATAACCTGTGTAAAAATCGATAAAATATCGATATTCGGACAGATCTAAAAGGTACATCACAGGGATACCCATGATATACCGGGTGGCTATTTTGAAAAGTAGCACCATAAAACATACTATACAGAATTATCAGTAAGGATTTAAATATGAACTTCTTATACCCAATTGACAACTATAAAGATAGTGGTAGGATATTTAAGAATAAGTTTGAGAGTGAAGTGAGATATAGACACATGCGAGTGATGACTCGTGTGATAGAAGATTGGATGCACGATAACTGGGAATTGCCGGGTGGTCATCCTTTAATTAAGATATTGAATAACCTGAATGCGGTTACGGATGATGATTACCGTGCTTTCTTATTATTACGTGAACAGGTAGGTAGTCTTGCGGGTGCATTGGGTTTCTTTGGTGGTACAGATAAAGGAAGACTACTTGATAAACCTTGGTTCTTTTTAGATCCTAATACCCCTGAGTGTGTTATCAGTAGTCAATTTGAAGATACGCAGAAATTAATCCTTGAGCAAACTATGCATGAGGATAAGAACTACTGGATGAGTTGGGAACCTATCCGTGTTCGTTACCATGTCTATACGGATATGGATTATTGGATCATGGGTAAGGAATATGGTAATGAACCTCGTGTAGCCTGCGATAAAGATGGGATCAATATCATTGAGATTGATATGGCACTTCTTTATATGCAGTATCGTTATTGGAGAAAGAGTCGTTATAGTAAAGCTACCGATAATGAAGGAAATACTTACGAGTATCCAAGAACAGTATTCTTAACTCGCTTTGCTTTAGCCAATGCCATTGATAGTCAGATGCAGGTGGCTTACTTAAATCGAGTAAGATGTTACTTCATGGGTACTGCACTTGGTAGTAGTCGTCCTATCAATAAGCGTCATGCTTATATTAATACGTATATGAACGTGGATAACAGTATCTTAAATAGTATCATGTACATGAAGAAATACGGTGGTCTTGACTTTGATAAAATCGTTTCCAATTTACCGACAATCGCAGGTAATAGCTATGGAAACTTTTTTAAAGAACTTGATATACGACTTGACCAACGAACTGAATTGATCTGTTGTTATAGTGTACTTCCTTTGTATGAAGTCTGGTTGAATTTAGTCAATGAGAAACAAATGCAACGTTGGAATCGAAATGAAATCCAACATGTTTCTCGTGGATTGTTCTTAATTAACAACAGAAAACTCTTTAGTACGGTCTCAAGTAAATTCGGAAATCGTTTACAGCTCCGTTTCAATCAATTAGCTGAATTACTTCCGAAGATCAAGTAATACCTTATTTATATAATAGACTCGATAGGAGGGGTCTTATTATGAGTCAAGATTTAACTACCGTGGCACCGGCTATACAGAAAAAGCAAGCTGCGTTTGTAACTTATCACACGGTCAACCGTAATATTAATGCGGGTCGTTATCGTTATGATCATGGTGACCTTTGTGTGGTCAAAGAGAAATGGTTAGATGAGGAAGGGAAACTTCATAAACGTCTTAACATGATTGAGAACTATCCTCGACCATTTTGGATTACAAAACCAAGATTCCGTAAGTTTAAGGACAAACGTGAGTGGGCTTACTTCGATGAAGTGGACATGTTTCGTTCACCACATCACAACCTAAGCTTTGCAGTTCAAAAAGCGTTGGGTAAATTTAACCCTGACCCTAAGTTACAGATTCGTATGGTTAACCGTGATCCTTACGTATTTGGTACGGACTTAAGTCCAACTTATATCCTAAAAGAAGCATACAGCCATAAATATGGTGGTTACAAAGCCGGTCGTATGGAGGTATGCAAACTGGATATCGAGACAAATGTGGTCGATGGGGAAGAAGATGAGATCTTAATGTGCTCTATTGCTTTAAATGGTAAAGCAGTTACTATCGTTAGACGTGACTTCTTATTTAAGAATAATGTTAATGGTGATGAAAAGTTCTTTGAGATCTTAGATAAAGATATCCCTCAAGTACGGGGTGAATGGGGTTATGATGTTGAGTTAGTAATCGTTGAGAATGAACTTGAAGTCATCGATGAAACCTTTAAACGTTTGCATGCATGGCAACCTGATATCGTAGCAGGTTGGAACGTCATGATGTTCGACCAAGCTGTAATTGCGAAACGACTTGAACGTTTAGGACAAGACCCTGCTTTATTCTTCTCTGACCCAAGTATCCCAGATAAATATAAAGGATATCGCTTTAAAGAAGGTCGACGTTTTGCGGTGAGTGATAGTGGGAAGAAAATGAACTTTAAGCCAATCGAAAGATGGCATGAAGTCATTGCACCTGCTTCATTCATGTGGGTTGATGGGATGTGTGTTTACTATCGTCTTCGTAAGCAGAAAGGACAATTACCAAGATACAGTCTTGATTATATCTCTAATCTGCATTTGAAGATTGGTAAGTATGAGATCCCTGAAGCTGAAAAGTACGTGGGGTTACGTAAACACTTTTTCATGCAGACTCAGTACCCTGTTCATTATACGGTGTATAACTTAATCGATACCATCATTTATGATCAGTTGGATAAAAAGTTAGGTGACCTCGAAAGTACCTTCTTTGACTTGTTAGGTGATTGTGACTATCGTGACTATCAATCTAACCCTTCTAAAGCGGCATGTAACTTCCATACTTACATGTTACGTGAAAGAGGTGGGGTAATCGGTAGTACATCGGATACGATGTTTAATGAGTGGGATAGACAACTTCCTCCATTAGATGGTTGGATTGTTGCGTTGGATACGACTTATCTTGATAGTCATCAAGGTTTGAAATGCGTATTTGAGAATCCTGATCAGGAAACTCGTGTTTTTACGCATAATGCCGATAGTGATATCACCAGTAGTTATCCTTGGGGTACCATCTTCATGAACATGTCTAGACGGACAACGAAGATCGAAGTCAGTCAATTGGTTGGTATTCATAAGCGTGACCGTTATACATTAGGTTTAAACTTAATTGCAGGTCGAGTCAATGCTATGTCAAATGCACGTATAGCGTTCAACTTACCCGACTTTAACAAGACACTCGATATCTACGACGAGTTTGCCAACGAGTTTGAATCTAATAGTGGACATTAGGCACCTCTTATAATTTAAGCTAATAAGTGGGGTAGTTTTCTACCCCACGCCTTTATGTCGCCAAATTTACTTAGGCTCTGTATTTAATCAGTTTTATATAAACAGAATAGGAATAGATAAAGATGAGTCAATATGATCCAGTCACTGACTATCGACAAGCCCAAGGGGATGCGAAGAACCCCACTAATCCATATCCGGGTGATGTCAGTGCGAATATTAATCCTGTTAAAGGAATAAGAGAAGATAATCATCGCATCGAGGTACAGGCAGACCGTAACTGGGTACGTCGAAGTTTCCATTACTTCAACACTGACCGTGATTATGGTCAAGCACAACGTGATTACGGTAAGAACCACCAAGCTAAAGGTTTATCAGGTGCACCAGGTGTGATTGAAGCTAAACACCGCAAAGCATGGCGTAGTTTCGTGTCCACTGAGTTAGGTGGTAACTTCCCAATTAATACGTTATATGGTTATACACCAACTGCAGACATTGCAGTAGATAGACAGTTCCCAGGTCTTGGTGGTGAAATGGGACGTGCTTATCAAGAACGCATTGAAGATAACGCCCATGATATCCACATCCGTTTAGGGGTGCAGAAGTTTAATACGGGGATCAGCTTCTTTAGTAGCTGGTTTGATTATTACTCTCACTCTGTCGCGGTACATGGCCGTACACCTTCGATCTTATACGAAATTGGACAAGTAGCCGGTATCGTCATGGGATTTATGGCGCCTCAGGTGGTAGCCGTAGGTTTCATGATTAAGTTCTTTGCTTTATTAGGTGGTGGTCGTTTCTGGTACGTCAGTCCTGCTATGCCTTTATACTGGACAGCAGTCACTAACATCTTCAACGAAATTACAGGTTCTATGGGTTTAACCTTACCGACTACAGCAGATGATGCTTATGACATGAAGTTCTCAAAAGGAACGCAAGGGTCAGGTCCTTCTGCTCGTAATGGGTTAAGTTATATCCAGAAAGTTTCTAAATTATTACCAGGCGTATTCCAAGAAGCATGGGGTAGTAATGAAGAAGGTTTTAATATCGATGTAAGACGTGTCGCTTCTCGTGCTCAAAGTACTCAGATGCAGATCAACCAATACGTATCACGTAAGCTACAAGATGCTCGCAACTACGATACGGATAAAGCATTCAGCATCTATGATGAGGCGATGCAAGCCATCCAGAACCTTGGTAAATGGGGTGGTAAAGTTGGATTTAGTGGAAGTGTGAGTAATAAAAACTCTCTGCGTGCTTATACGCAAGAGTATTTTAAATCTAAACTCGGTAGTTCAGATACCAAACAAAATGCGGTGGGTTTTGAGATCTCTGAGAAAAACCGTAAAGATGGTCAATCTGTCTACGATGCTGACTCCATGCAGGCCTTATATACGAATGCGAAAACCAACAGTAATACGAGTGATATCGATACAGGTGATGATGTTCAAAATCTCTTCATGAAAGAATTAAATGATGGTAGTGCTTGGGTAACCTTACGTGTTGATGGCACCCGTAGCATCTCTGAATCATTTAGTAATACTTCTGAAGAATCTCAGATTGCCAGTATGATTAATGGTTGGGCAGACTCTCGTAAACAGCTCATGTTTAATATGGCTGGCGGTAGCATGTTTGGTGATATCATGCAGTCTGTCATGAATGGTGCTGCTGATTTTGTTGGTGGTCTAGCAAAATCATTTAAAGTGGAAGGGTTAACTGGTTTCTTGTTTGGGGCTAAAGTAGATATTCCGAAAACTTACGGAAGTAGTAGTGCTTCTTTACCGAAAGCAAGTTATACGATTAAACTTCGTACACCTTATAAACATCCGCTTTGTGTCGCACAAGATCTATATCTTCCATTAGCGATGATCCTTGGTATGGGTTTACCATTAAGCCAAGGTCGTAATGCACATGGCGGTCCATTCTATTGTGAAGTATACGATAGAGGTCGTTGTGTGATTAAGAACGGTATCGTAAGTAGTATCAGTGTAGAACGTGCAACTTCTAACGTCGCATGGACCGCAGAAGGTTTCCCTTTAGGGATTGATATTACGATTGATATCGAAAACCTTGATACGACTATCCACATGCCAATCAATACAATGGGATTCTTAGATAGTCTCAACCCATTTGATGCGGCTGAACGTATCTTAATTGGTAATGAAGGGGCGATGGCTGATTACGTCAGTACATTAGCGTCATTGTCATTACCAGATATGATCTATCGCAGTAATAACTTTAAGCGTAACCTTTATGCTTACCAAAGACAATGGACAAGTTATTGGGATAGAGATCACTTTATCCAACGTATTGCGGCAAGTGCGCCAGGTAGATTTGCTTCTGCTTTTGTACCAGGTACGGACAGACGCTAAAAAAAAAATAACAACAAAAGTAAGAGGGTATCAGCTGATACCCTCTGCTTATGTCTGCTACCACTGAAATGGCTTTGAGGTCACCATGATATACACGATAAGACCGATAACAAAATACCACATTCTACATCCATCCTTTATATGAATTATAGTTTAGTAACATGTACCCCAGTAATACTAAAATAATTAATAGAATAAATGTCACTAACGCAAGACTAAAGCGCAGACTTGCTTTGCTGTGGTCAAGGTAATGTGTTGGTACGACTGCTTCATCTTCAGTTAACTGATGCATTTGGTAATAACCATAAGCACCTGATACTAAAGCAATGATTAACAGGACACCTAGTGTAATAAAGATTTTAAGCATGGTTTCATCCCTCCTATTAAGATGAAGTCAAGTTTAATTAACTATGATCACGTTCCACTTGTTGGATACGTTTAACGCGGTAACCATTTGCAGCAAGCACTTGTGATAACGCTTCTGCTGATTCTGGTGTCACATCAAGTAGTTCTACTGTATAGTTAGAAACGGACAGTAACTTGATGGTTGGATAACGAATCCAAGATAACCCGATTGCATCCGTATTCCCATTTGGGTATTCTACTAATACGTAGAGTTGTGAGGTAAAATCTTTTTCAGATGTTTCCTCTGGTAATGATGCAAACATTTGAGCGTGTTTGGTTGCAACTTGGTAGTTAAGTTGTTCTGCCACGTTACCTGATACGATAGAGGTAACACGTGCATTAGTTACTTTAGTAGGCATTACTGCATTTGGGTAGAGTTCAAAGTTATAACGCTTACCAAGTGTAAATGGATTACTTAAAGCCATTTAGTCTTCCTCACCTTCATTTAATGTGAAATAGAAATAACCTTCATCTGTAAAGAAGATCCGTTCTATTTTGTTATATTCAATCTCATGGTCATCAAAATATTTTAACCATTCCATACGAACCTCACGTTGCTCATCTGTAAGTTCATTTACATCTGCAATGAAGAGAAGTTCACAAACTGAATCAGACAACTCAATAAGTTCAGTTGGAATCGTTACAGGAATATCTTGAGTATCCATGTCGTTATATTCGTGTACTGATTTGATGAGACGTTCGATCGCCCCATCTTCAGCAAAGTTAACATGAAGCTCTTTCATGTGTTAATCCTTATCTAAATAAATATTTAGTAACAAATCCTCTACAACCCACTCTGTTCTGACGATATCGTTTACATGGGCATCGTATTCATAAAGAACAGGATGCAGGTATTGTCTGATGAGTTTGTGGAGTTCAAGTTTTTCCCAAGTATCACGAAGACCTTGGACAGCGACTCGATGGGGATTGGTGTAGTACAAGATTACTTCAGAGGGAGAAAACTCCCATCTGTCATTTTGTCTTTGTACTTCCCTTATCTTATCCATCAAGCCTGTTACATCAAATTGGATGACGTGCATAGTTCTGGTCTCCGGTGTACTAAGAAATTTTTATTAAGATGGAATCGTTCAATATCAGGTGGGATTCTTCCGATATCCAGATACTGAGCAATCCCATCAAATGATTGTAGTAATTCATGCTTGTGTTCTAGGATGAATTCTCTGATTGCTGAGATATCATCAATCATGCTATCAAAGTGTTTTCCACCACTAAAGAACAACCAGTGCATGTCTTCATAGATATCGTAACTCTCATCATTATTAACAAGAGAAACTAACTCCATTAAGATACAATAGATGTAGTTAATCTTTTCGGTTTCTGGGACATTGGTTACACCGAATTGTTTATCGATGAAATCCGTCAGTACCTCAGGTAACCAATAAACATGGTAACTCATTTATCCCTCCTATTAGGATATCGTAAATCTTAAAAATCCATTTCGGTAGTTGAAGTCTTGGATGCAATTCATACCTACCCATTCATGTTCTCCATCATCTTGATAGACATTAATAATCCCTAAGCCTTCTATACCAATAATATAGCGTCGCATCAAGGCATTAAAGAAATCATTCGCGTCATCTTGTTGAAGAAAGTCATAGTAAGCATCATCATTAAATTCCCAGTTCTCATAGCCATCCTTTTGCATAGTCGATGTCATCTCATAGACGATACCCTGGGTATTCTCATCCATTTCCACTTCGAGGTCATTGAGTGTATTTTCAAGATAGCTTAATACATCTCTCCCATGACCTACCATCATTCCATCTTTTACTTCAGTACCTAATACGGTTAATCTAAAGAAGTAATTCAGTAAAAGTAACATACATCCATATCTCACTTCTCTTACCGCACTGGATACTTCTAGATCTTCAGTATTTGTTAACATCGGGATATCGCCATGTAAGATCCCTTCAAAATGTCGTCTTATTTCACTATCTTCCAAATAGACGACATAGTGGGAGGGTGGATAGGTATTCCCTCCACCCCTCACATTGGTGAGATCAATGACGTTAACATTCTGGTACCCGATAGGTTGTTGACATCTTGGTACGTGTTCAAACATCTTGGCTCCTAATATCTTAAGATAGACCCACCCCGATACATCTCGTAAGGGAAGTGTTTATTCTTGTAATAAAACTCAAACTGTGCAATCGTCATGACTTTCCACATGAAAAGATCTCTCTGATCAGAATCATCTGCTATCATGAATCGGAAATCCGTTCGATGAAAATCATCTAATTGATTAGTAAAGAAGTTATCGATGATGTCGTAAGATCTTTCTACGAACTCCCATGCGATATCATAATTACTAATCTGACTCTTCCTAAATACATCTACCACTTCATCATCTGAGTGATAATCTAGATAATGATAGATAATCATAAAGAAGTTTAATACACTGAGTTTTTCGGATTTGATTTCAAAATCATCAGCTTTGGATATCAGCTTCTGGTAAATCATCCCAAGGTGTTGATATAACGACCGGACGTCGATAATTGCGGGTCGCATCTCTAGTGTCCTCTCTTTCATCTCTTAGTTCACCATGATAAACCATGATGCGTTTATCACCAATACATCTCACCTCTAATATATAGCCACGGCGGCGTATCTCAAAGTACTCGTATCCCGTTGGTTCATAATTAACTGGATAGATACTAAATTGCTCCGATAATTCATTCATGACATTATCTAGAATATCAGATACGCGATCACCTTGGATTTCCTCTACGTTACAGTACTCAACTAATGCAATATATTGATATAGCTGAATATAGAGTCTTTCAGTGTCGTAGCTTGATGATGCACCTAAGATAAAGTTGTTTTCTATCTCACGAGTAAGTTCAGTTAAGATCGACTGATATCTTTCTGTTCTGAAAAACATGTCACGATCATAATGAAACTCACTGATTCTCACGTTATCTAAAAGACTATCTTCTATTAGTCTGCTCATTCTATCTGCATCTAAACAAACGCAGAATGGATAAGCTGGTCTTAGGTATTGTCTCGATTGCCTTACAATATACTTCGTTGGGGTATAATGTAAGTTCTCAAGTGAACGGGCTCTTCTTGCCATGTTGTACCTTCTTTATTTATCGAATTCGACAAACTCCACCAATACGTAAATGAAATTAAGATCAGCTGTAATCGTAATAACGTTAACAACTGAGTGCTCCGTATTCATCTGATGAAGTCTATCAAAAATTTCATCTCTGACTTTTGTAAAGGCTTGGTTACCTTCTACAGGTTTGATTTGTTTCTGTTGGATTAACCACTTTACATTACAACCTAAATAAATTCCACGATAAGCAAGATAACTTGCAATAGGTTTAACTAAGCTGCATACAAAGGAATGATCCCACCAGACATCACTTTCATCCTTCTTATAATTTAAATCTTCTGCTGATGGCGTCTCAAACGTCAATACAGCATACTTCTCGTTAAACATGAATACTCCTATAGTTTTCTATCTAAAATCGCTCTACGGCTTAATTAGACACATTTTAACACATGTCTATAACCTTCTTGTCATGTAGATAATATAGGGTTGTAGTTATCGATAAAAAAGCAAAAAAAAAAGAGTAAGTTACGGGGTTTTCGGCAGCCCCGGAAGTGTAACTTACTCGTGCCCATATGGGCAATTGATCCTAACAAGGAACATATGAACAATAATCCAGGCGACTATATTTCAAATCGCCTGTGTTATTATCCATATTAACGACGAGCTTTTAATAACTCTAACTCAGCTTGTACAGCTGGAGTATTAACAATGTTAGCACGGTATTCTGCTTTTTGTTGAGCAGATGGTGGTAAGTCTGCTGACGCACCACCGAAGTAGCCTAATGAAGCTACTGCTAAAACTGTTGCTGCAATGATTGTTTTATGAATTAGTTTAAATGTTTGGTTGTTCATACCCAAATTTCCTCTGTTAATTTAGTTATTACTATATCAGCAAATCTATATTTGTGATAGCAGTACTGATATGTATATTTGCTGAAGTCCTCACGCAGCAGGCATTTAAGACATTCTACTACGTTGGGGAATTGGTTATAATACCAACTACTAGGTTTAATTGACTCTATGTAGTTGATTAATGTGATGATTCGCTTTTTGTTAATCATATTACGATTCCTATTTAAAGGGTTGGAATAAGGGAGGGTTGTTCGTACCAACCCTCCCGCTTTATGTTGTCGCAGTAAAATACCATTAAACAAATCGCGCATCTAAATTTCTTTCTTTTTGCTGAAGGATAAGAAGATATTCTTATATTCCTTCATGTAAATTATATATACTTATAAAATCGATAGAAAGGGTTTTTATAAAAAAGAAAAATTCGGGTAAAATAGAGGGTACCAACTGGTACCCTCTGATTGTGTCCGTTATTTGTTTTTAGCAGGTTTATGAGCATCCACTAAGTCATTGAGTGTCTTTTCTCTTTGACTAATGAGTGCTTCATAGACACCCCACTCTGCAAACTTCTCTGAAATGAACTCCTCTGAGATCTCTTCATCGTTATTTCTTGATGCAAAGTAGAATTGTGCTAATACATTTTCCATTGGTACTTCTTTTAATAGCTCATCGATTGTGTTCTGGAAATGTACAGTGATTTGTTCACCCTCTACATTCTTAAAACGATGCCAATAAGCGGTATAAGAAGTATTTCCGTTCTCATCACGTGTAATGAGTCCACATGTGACATGAAGAAGATCAAGTCTTCCGCCTGTTAGTAAACGTTTTTCACGATGGCTGACTGTTGTTTCATGTCCACAATATAGGACACCTGCTCTAAAACCAGGAATCGCATAGATCGTAAAGTTATCAAGTGTTCTTGGTTTGCTCCGATGGATTGGATGTTGAGTTTCCATTTTGTTATATCTCCTATTGATAACAAAACTAAGAGGGTACGTTGAGTGTACCCTCCTTCTGGAATATCCTTATTCTATTTATAGAACAAGACCGTTTTCTTCTACTGAACCACCATCAGCATCAAGTTTGATACGTGAGTTCACGACACCTGATAACTCAGCTTGGAAAGATTCAGTTCTGTCCTTAAGATGACGGATCATCTCTAATACTTCATCATATTCAGTGGTGAAGAAGACAGTACGGTTCTCAATCTTTTGACCATCGTTTAAACGGAAGATACCATCACATGAATAACCTGTTACGAATTTACCACGTGACGCTTCTTGTGCATCAAGTGAGGTATGAAGCATCGCAAGTGATAATGGGTTGCGGTTGTACTTCTCACCAAGTTTATCAGTGATCATTAATGATGCTACACCAGGAGCTGCACCCGTTACTTTCGTGAAGTTTAAGAAGTTGCGTAAGTCTGCATTATCTAAACCATGGTTTTCATTACTGAATAACATGGCAAGCATGCTGATGTATTCTTCTGCGACTTCATTGGCTTCTTTGATAGAAACATTTGGAATCAATAAGGTGATAAATGGTACACCGGCTTTCTTCGCCATGCTATCATAAGACACTAAAGTACGGTAAGCATTTTCAATAGATTTCAAGTTATTGTCATCTAAGAATAAGATAGAGATAACAGGTTTACCACGTTTGATTAATTCAGACGCAAGTACTGGGGCAATTGTAGAACCCGAACCACCGTTAGCAGAAGCGACCACGATGTTGATATCACCTGGGTGTTTTTCACTAATGAAGTTAGGCACTTGTTGCATGATTTCTGGTGCATTTTCTGCACGGATAGAACCTGAACCTTCTGCATCTTTTTCTAATTTGATTTTATAAAATGCATTACGCACTTTAGTGGTATTGATGTTAGATTCAGATGTATCGATTAAGAAAGCTTCTACTTTCGCGTAGCCTGGTTTTTCTTCAAGTGGAGTTGTGATATAAGGTGATACCACATTGATCCCTGTACCACCACAACCATAAATAACCATTTTATTTTTCATAGTTAATCCTCATGAGTTTAATTAAATTTAAATTGTTTAGTTAACGTTAACGAAGTAATCAGACAGACTACTTCCATATACTTTGCTAAGATAGGAAGGATTTGTGAGATTACTTCAATGAGATAATATAGACTTATAGGAAGTAATAGAATTTAATTATCCCAGAAACAAAGGTATTTTTATTATGAGTCCAGTACAATTTGCGATTGCTGAGATTCGTTCAGTCATCCCGGATGAAATCTTAGAACTCGCCTTTATTCCAAAGACTAAATATAAATTAAGTCGTTCTCGCTTTACCCCTAAGAGCATCGACAGTCAAATCTATTTCAATGTGATCAACGAACGTGTTCGTCGTCATGTTGACAGTCAAGGGGCAAAACAAATTACCATTCCATTAAGTGGATTAAAATTCGAAGAAGTGGAAATGGGTAATGGTCAGGCTTGGACTTGTCATATCCCTAAACGATTAACAGGTGGTCGTACAATTACGCATGTGATTTCTGTTCATGTGGGTATGGTTGGTACAGGTGCAGGCTTCTTAGGGGGTGGTAGCGTATCTCAGTTTGGTTTAGGTGTATCAACACGTAGTACCAATAATGCTTGTGGTAACGATATCCATCTTGCATCAGCTCGTGAAATTATAGATGCATCCAAGCCAATGGATCTGAACTTCACTAGTAATGTTTATTTGATCGATGAAAATACGATCATGGTAGAAGACCGCATGCCGATCTCTAACCTTGAGTTAAGATGTCAGGTATCCAGTGATGAAGAATTTAGTTTCATTCAAGGTGCTCATGTGGCTGTATTCGCTGAGTTGTGTTTATTGGCTACTCAAGCTTATATCTACAAAAAACTCTCTATCGTGAGCGATAAAGCAATCTTAGATGGTGGTATGGATCTTGGTAGTGTAAAAGAATGGATTGATAAGTTTGCAGATAGTAATGAACAGTTCAATGAACTTGTTAAAGGTCGTTGGGCGAAGATCCAGAAAATGTCTGATAAACCACGTCATAATCGTTGGTTAAATATGAAAGGCGCGTTAGTTAACTTTAGCTAAAAAAAAAATAACAACATAAGTAGAGGGACTCTCGATGAGTCCCTCGCCTATGTCCGGATTACTGACCTCTTTCAAGTTCAGTGAATAACGGAAGGTGTTCTAGCACAGTTAAGTCTAGATTATCCACAATATTGTCTAAGAAATTTAACCATGTTTCTTCACACTCTTTACCGAAATGTAATCGATATGGGGCGTGTTCTTCATGCGCTAAATCCAATGGGATATTGTAAAGATAGCAGACATTAGAAGTGATACCTTCTTTACCGTGCTGTACAGCGATAGTGATGAAGTTTTCTCGATCTGCCCTATCCATTGGTTTGCAGACTTGAATTAAACTATTTCCAAATTGAAGTGCCATAGTGTCTTTCCTTTATGCATACAACAAGAGATAAGGTCAGTTAAGTAAACCTAAACCCGATTATTGTACTTGGTTGTTTTCTGGTGCACCCATGAATGAGTCAATGAACGCACGTAAGTCATCGAATGTTTCGTATTCATCTACAGCAAATACATGCTCAGACGCAGTACGGAAGTATTCAGTTACATTGTATACTTGACGGCAGAGTAATGCACCCATCACACGAACAACGTGTAATGCTAATGAGTGGCTAGAGATCACTTCGATCTTCGCGGTGTTACCCGCAGCACCTTGATCCACTAATTCAGTACGGAATGATACAGGTGCTTGATGACCAAGTACACTGTTTGCATTGATTACCACACCGCTTTTCACTAATGCAGGTAACAATACTTTTTCAAGGTTTTCATCGTTAAGTAAGTTTTCAATAGTGAACTCAGGCATTAAGCTGATACCTGCACCATTGACATAACCGATGATTGAACGGAAGATGCTGGTTACCGCATAGTCATGAACGTATTGGTTTTTCGCTTCTTCGCTTTCGAATGCTTTAATCGAGTCGAATAATTGACGATCCATTTCAGCACAAGCAAGAACACGATATTGATCACGTTGTTGTTTTTCAACTTCCGGGTTTACCGGTTGAACATCTACTTGATCTTCAAGTGCTTCTTGTACGTCGCTAGTCTTTTGAGTTTCGACTTCTTCTGTTACCACAGTTTCATTTGTTTGTTCGGTCATTTAAGATTACCTTACTAATAAATTGATTAAAAAAAAAAGGGATAGCGGAGGACACATGCTATCCCTAAAAGAAGGGTGGAGGAAAGGAGATAACCTAACCAACCGAGGTATTATAATTGGTTAGGCCAATGAAATGAACCCCCACCCATATACAGGAGTATGAGTAAACCGTTATCGATTAGTCTGAAAGACCGCCCCATACTTTCTTAACTTTATCATGATCCATGATGTCATTGTTGTTCAATGAAGCATATTGGGTCAATGAAGTTGAGATATAACCTTTACGAACGATTTTCTCATCCGGATTTTTAAGGTTGTTGAATTTCGCTTCACGTTTTTGTAAAACACGGATTTGGCTGTGTTTGCCAATGCCAGCTTTAAGTGATGCTTGTTCTAATTCTTTATTTTTATCGAAGACTTTCTTCGTTAAAGAACCGAATTCAATTGCTACGGCTGCAGCCACGTCTGATTTTGCTTCATCGTGTGCAGTGATGGATGCTTCAGTGATACCTTCTGGTAATGCTTCAGCAATTGCACCTTTTTCAACAGTACCTACACCATTTTCATCTACGGTAATTTTACCTTTAATTTTTTCTAAGATAAGATTAACACGTTCAACTTTACTTAATTTAGCCATGAGATTTCTCCTATTAAATTTTGATAGACTAAGTTTATATTGCAATATATACTTAAATCGGAACGAGATAAGTACATGAGTTAAAGTAAGATAGTAAAAGATTACTATCTTACTATCAAGTAGATAATATACCTTTATAATAACCTATAGAAACGGGTTAAGTTTTAGAAAGGTGGATCATCATAATCGTACGCCGAGTTATCATCATCCGATATCAGTCTTTTTACATCACCACTATCATAGACATCATCGCTAACTCTACCAGTTAGGATATAGGATACGACACGTTGGTCTGGCATTATGCGAGTACTATCGATACTACTACGCCAGAAAGCTGCAAGCTCATTGGTCACAATTGGTGAATCGTTATCTGTTAAGATCCCACCGTAGAATCTCAGTGCTTTAGCAAGTAGTTCGATTTCTTTGGTTCGTTGGTGATAATAACCATTCGAGCCTAAGATACCTGTATTGAATTCACCTCTTGGTTTGCCGTTCTCATCGTTACCGTATTCCGCCGAGCCGAATAATGATGTCTGACGATGGAAAACAAAGAAGTAACCACTGACCATGTCATAATACACAGCTGAGGAATCCACCGAGTAATAATCATCGTAGCCAAATGGGAATAAATTGATTACTGCAAGATCTACCGCATCAGTAACATCTTTTGATTCGAGTGTCTCTGTATCAAAATCGATAACATGCAAGATTCGATCAAATAACATCACCGCAAATCGATACGTGTTCTCAGCGACCCATCCATATAAATATTTCGTATCTGGTTTACCTGCAATACCTGTACCAACTTTGTCTCTGCGATTGATAAGCTCGACATTATCAACAAACACATCACTGCGTAAATCAGTAATCAAAACAAGGGCAAACTTAGTCGGTTTAAGTCTTTTTGTGACAGCAGGTTCAAATGAGACAACTGGTTCACTTAAACTAAGACGAGTGAACTTCTTACCTTCGGTATAGTTCTGATACAGTTTCAGAAGTTTCTCATCACGGATAAACGGTTTATTTGGAATAAACTGCGTATCCTTTTTATCTGGTTTATCGTTTACGAGCATTTCGAACTCCTTTCTTTTCTTGTTGTTCAATGAGATAATGTTCCAATACTTGAAGTCTTTCTTCTACGCGTTGGTTAACATGATCTTGTGCATCTCTGTCGGGAATCTGGATAACACGTTCCTCGACAAGTTTAAGTCTATCATCAAGATGATTATAGTCCTTGACTAAGACTTCGAATTTATCTCTTTGTTCTTCCATCTCATGCACTGCACCATAGAGTGCGAAGGTTGAGAAGATCAAACAAAGCGACCATATCACAAATAGTGTTATTCCTGTTAATTTTAGGAATGTCTTGATTGGTGATCTACGTTCTTGTTTAAAGCCTGAAATTAAACCCATGGTGTCCTCCTATTAGACGATAGATTAAGGGTAATTTAATTGAGAGATAAGTACTTTATCAATACTTTACCATGGAGATGATATACACTTTTAAACGAAGATAAAATGGTTCTACCCAATACCATGTATCCAATAAAAATTAAATATAACTAAAAAACATTAAGGTCGAACCAAAAATGAATGAAATTAATATAGTGGAGTTCTGTCGCGAAGATGGACGAGTGGCACTATCGCTTGAATATCTCGAATCAGGAATAAACTTAAAATTACATGAAAATAAATGTCTTCGTGATGAATGGTTATTTAGTCTTCCGTACCGTCTTGAAGAACTTTCTCGTTTAGACGAATTACTCCGTGATACTTGTTATAAGTATCTCGAAATGTGTCGTCAAAACAAACATCCTACCTATAAATGGATTCGTGCTCAAATCGATCCTTATAGTGGGTTGTTATACCAAAATGATTTATTTAGTCCTAAATGTCAAATGGCAAGACATGTGGCAACACATCTCCCGATGTACGTGATAGGTGAAAATAAATCAGATCGTTTTAGTGGCTATCAAACCCGTTGCAATGGCCGTATAGTGGGGAAAGAAACCCAAGTTCACCAGATCCCAAATCACATGATCCATCTTCATCTGAAGCGATATAAAGACAAGTATCATGTTGAGACGGGGATTAAAATACCAGGGAGATTCATGCATAAATGACTTATCCGTTCAAACATGTTAAAGACAAACAAGATTTCAATCAGCCATTAAATGGATTTATTGGAAATCCAACAATGGAAGGAAGAAAGGACTCGAATAAAGTCCATGAGCAATTAGTACCATTGAAAGTTAAACCTTTCGTAGCCTATGATGATGGGTATCATGATGAAAGCGACGAGTGATAGTATCTTTAGAGATAGATCTGCATTTAATCCTAACGTGATTAAGAAAATCCATCGGGGTAAGGTTGGTCATTTAGTGGATGGTAAATTTGTCGAATTAAAAAACAATGAAAAAGTCCATCGTAGTAAGAAGATCGTTCATCTATTCGGTTGTATTAATCTGCACAAGGAAGATCTTGGTCCTTATAATAGACCAAGTGGTCGTGCTGGTGGTTGGGGCGGTCCATCTAAAGCTGATAGACAAACTTCGGATACTTACATGCCGATGTTTATGCTACATCTTCCAGGGCATCAGCTTCGTTAGAATTGAGGTATCTTCGGATACCTCTCGTCTTTGTCCGAAAAAAAAAATAACAACAGAAATCAGGGAGTCCGAAGACTCCCGTATATTACTTGATGATTAAGGTTCGAGATTGTAGCGCACGCCAGTGTTCTCCGATCTTCTTTCGAAGACTGACATTAAGCCACTCATCTAATTTAGCCTTTAAAGCTTCAGTCAGTTCGTAACCTTCCTTTCTGAAACCTTTTGGTTGTTTACCGATATCAACATTGTTACTCAGTACCATGTAGACTTCGTTTTGTTTGATATAAGTAAAGAACGGCCAACTATCTGAACCTCTTGATTGGTGGGCTCCATATGGCATGATGGAGATCTCACCTTCGCTCATATTGATTTCAGTTATGATGGTTGTCTCATAACCATAAACTTCAATGATACGATGAACAAGATAATCTTTAATTAGATCAGCGAATGCACGCATCTCTTCTTTCGATTTCTTGATATCACGAAACGTGATAATACTCTCAGCCATATAAAGACTCCTCATCTATTCAAATTTAAGAACGATCTTCTTAGGGATATTTCCCTGACAGTGGTTCTCGTACAAACGGGTATACCGATAATAAAGCATATTGGCTATGGCATCATTCGGTCGACCCTTAAAGTCTTTCCCGTCATTCATATCCAGCCGATAATCAAAGTCATCCACGAGAGCAAGTTGTTTATGTTTGGTTTGAGCAAGGATGGTAAATCCTGTTGGTAACTGAACATATTCAAACTTTAAACAATCACGAAAATGATCGTGGTTGATCTTCTCACAATGACTTAGTATCTTCTTACTTAAGAAACTCATGATCTCTGCACGAGAAGGTGCGGGAACATTCCTGGATACTAACATGAGATCCATGACTACTCCTTAGATGGACGTGCTACTTCCTCACCACCAATAAGGATTTTAAACTCACGAGACATCAGCGTTGTTGCACTCCAATTTCCTGGTAACGTGATCTTGTGGAACAACCAGTTATCAAGTACGATTCTGATATCATCTGAGAGATAATACTTACTCTTACGAACATCAAAGTGAACATCGAATTTGTTTATCGCAATAACCTTACTTGTTGGTTCTTTGTATCCGTAATTTATTTCTCTGTACTCACCGAACTCATGATCATCATCCGTAAATCCACAATGAGTGATATTGATAATACCCTCAACTAGATCTGGAACAACATGAAATACGAATTCATCATTGTACTTCATTCTTGCTGTCTCAATAAGATAAGCGTTTATCCCATGAACAATATCATGACAAACAAGTAGTTTGCTGATCGATTCTTCAAGGGATCTAAGCTTGGGGTAGTGTCCATCGGCCAGAACTTGAGTATTTGGGATATTGTTTACGAGTTGATTATAGATCAGAGCAGTCGCATTGGTCGCTAACCGTTTCTGACTTGGATCATTATAGTTATCATCATACGCCATACTACTTCTCCGGATTCTTTGGTTTGAGGTTGATCGTGAGGTAAGGTGATGCAATTACTGAAAGAACACCACCATGTGGTAACCGGATCGGTCTTTTCAACCAATTGTCAACAATCTGGTTAAACTCACTATTGTATTGTCTTGCAATCATGGTGTTAAGGAAATGCTCGATGCTACGCACTTCTAGATCAGCTTCTGTTTGTTCTTCAAGATAAACAAATCGAATACCATCTTTTGCTGCAGATTGCCAATGATGCGTAATAACGATAGCATTCGTATCGGTATCAAAATCCACGCTGAAGAGGTGATCGATATTGTAAGCTTGCTTAGTCACTTCTTTCAGATGTGATTGTACAGTATATGGAATATACTTTTCTGCAACATCTCCAATAAGATCATCAGTAAGTTTAGATTTAAACTCACGATCCTTCTTCACGGTAGGGTTTTCCTTAACTACCCCTGCTGACTCAAGGGTCATCATTAGTTTACCCTTGAGACTAACATCAAGCCATGTCATACACCCTCCTGCGCATCAATGAACTGGATAGATATGCATTTACTTGCAATAGTTGATACTTCTTTACCATTCGGCAATATAAATGGATGACACAACCATTTTTCAAGTTCGCATTGTAGGGTCTCATGTAATACTACCTTTCCGTTAATCAAATTTCTTGGAGTAACAAGACAGTCTAACGGTGCTCTTACATGACGGGTGGTAGGATCAGCATAATTGACTTTAAAGTCCTCGCCACCTTCTTCTTCATCGATATAAAATCCCACATGTTCAATGCTGAGTGTGCGAATGTCTGAACGATAGGAGACATCAAACTTCAGGTTCTTGCCGTATTGACGACAACCCAATAGATAAAGACAGTTCACTGCTGAATTAGCTACATCCCGACCAAGGTTGCATTCTTTAATCTGCTCCTGTATTTTCTCTAACTTAATAACATCGGTTTGTGATTCGATGCCAGCATCAAGATGGCGTCCGTTCGCAATATTAAATACAGCACGAGCAAGCTGTACTTCAGTAAACGTTAATTTAACATCTTTTAATTTATTACTCATTACTTATCTCCTGGATTACATTCGTATCCCAAAGTGGAAAACAATGGTTGTCGTTTAATCGAAATCTCGATCATGATCTTTCTTGCTGATGGCTTAATTGAAACTACTCCATCCTCAGACTCTAAAGTAAAAAACAATGAGCTAAGATTGATCGATGGATTAAGTATGGGTTTACCAAAATCAGGTAGATTTGAGAAGATAAAGAGATTATCGTCTAGTGTGATCTGATGACCTACTTTATCGAGAACAAAATCACCATCATCATTATGACAACTTAACTCAATAGATACTACAAATTTCACATTCTTGTCATTGACAAAGAAAGGTAAAGCGACACTCTTGATTCTGATGTTCCCACCAAACAATGCAAGCTTATCATTCAGCCAATCCACAATAATACCACGTAACACACTAGCTTGTTTAGCATATTGAGGAAAATAGGTTGGGTTACGACTCATTTCAATAGTCATAATGATACCTCCTACTAGAACCCTTCAGTAATTCCAGTATAGAACTCAAAGTTAATCTTTCTTGCTACCGGATAGGTTTTAAATTCTTTATCCATGTAGAATCCCAATTGATCATCAAGCAAAGCTGCATCCATTTCGATATGATCATATTTAACGCCTTTGACGTATTTGAACTTGATGAACTCATCCGCTTTGATTGGGATATTGATTTCATCGTATTCGAAATCGTAACCCAGTTGTTTGGGTTCTAATGTAACATTCATATGAACGACGATTTGACCTTCTTCGATGTAGATGTTACCACCCATCGATAAGACCTTAACTGGATCACGAGAGTTACGACATGCTGCTTCAAGGCGATTAAGCAATGCTGCGCTAAGTAACGATAGGTCAGCTTTGTGCGTAATACGAACACGCTTTCTCACTAACGTTTGATTATGTTCCATATCTCCTCCTATTAGAGATAAAGTTAAAATGTTTTAATTAAGTACTTAATGAGAACATCTTTATTCTCATAAGGATAATATACACTTGTAGCAATCCATATAAAAAGGCTTACTGCTATATAGGAATTTCTGATATACATAGGCAAATATTTATCTATATAGGAGGGAATTGTACTATGAGCAATATCTATGATAATACTAAACCAATTACGTTGTTAGCGGCACAACGGGTTCAGATTGGGAAAGGGGTATTAAATAATACCAAGTTATTAAAACGCTACAGTAGACTGGATCTGATTGATGTGCATGATCATACGAAGAATGTTTTAATCCGTAAGCTACCAACGATCGTTAGAGCGAGATTTGAAGAGAACACACCACCATTCAAACTAGCCTTTACGAATAACGATAATGCACTACGTTGTCACTATATCTGGAATAATCGTGCTTTAGGTTATTTCGGTGTATTACTAGATGATGATGGAAATTACATGGTCTCTTACGATACACCAAATGTCACACCGGTTGAGATGTTTAGACCAGATGGAAGTTCTTATGTGGTAAATAAGATTACCCCTGTAACAAATGGGTTTGATATGAACTCAATTCCTAATCTTCCTTTTGGTGTAACCAGTTTCTATTATGATTATACCGCTAAGTGGTTGGTTGCTATTACAAAACGAGAAGATAATAATCAGCTTGAACTTCGTATCTTATCGCTTAACAGTAACGATCAAGAAAGAACCCAACAAATCGAAAGACATCTTAATCAATTGATCCAACCGACTGCTTCAGTGACGGATGAGGATGATAAACGTTATCTGATCGATGTGGAGTTTGCTGATATCTATTCAACTGTTATGCATTATAACCCACCAGTTAATAACGCTGGATTAAATACTTCTTGGAATGCAGGTATCTTTGATAAGATCGCCATGTACGATACTAGAGAAGAAGCCAAGACCAAAGACTAATCAAATGAGACTACTTCGGTAGTCTCTTATTTCTGTCGTTATTTTAAAATCGTTAGTATAAAGCGCATAGAGCGATTATTTAATATGGGGATGATAAATTATACCAACCCATAAATAAAATGCATTAGAGAGCTTTTTAGGGGCATTCTAGATGATATTTAAACCAAAAAGAAAAGCGGACAAAAGAGAGAGGATATCTTTCGATATCCTCCGTATATTAATACCTATTCAACTCGATTAGATATAGGTGTCATCAAATTTGGCATCCTGATACGCTTTGGTATTTTGGATGTTCTTCATGTAGTCACCATAACTCTTTTGAGGTTGTTGTGGTTTTTGATAGTTACCACCTGAGTTGTTATTGTAACTTGGCTTGTTATCACGTTTCATTTCACTTGGTGGGTTTAACAACTCATGCTGGATCTGGAATCCACATTTCGCACCAATCGTACCTTTATCGATTAAAGGTTGATTCTCATAACCCATCATGTTGCTATAGAAATCCGCAAAGTCGACATCACCAATGAAATAACCATCCTGATGAACATTACCGGCATTATCAAGATACTGTTTTAATTTCTCTTTGATGCTGTTTAGTTGTTCTTCTGAATGAGAAGAGAGACTATACACATGCGGGATGATTTTCTTACTTTGTTCATTCACGAAAATACGTAAGATGAGCTTACTCATGTAATCATAGAAGTAAGTGGTAAATCCAAACTCTGCTTCTTTCATCGTTGCAGGATCAAAACCATTCTTACTTGGTACTACTTGACGCATTTGGAAAGCTTCACCTGTGGCTTTACTGGTAAGATCCAATACATTCACTTCAGTAGGTTCATAGTGAAATTCATAACCATATCCACTTTGGGTGGTCGATAAACGGAAGTGGTTAAATAAACGATCGATCACGATGTAATCTACTTGGATACGACCTTCTTCTACTTTCACTTGGTATTGGGCTTTCTTAGGATTCGTTTCATGTAAGATACGATCCGCTGCTTTCATCTTATACAACGTACCTTTCTCACCATGGTTCACGATATCTAATAAATCTAAACGACCAAAGCGTTTCATTAAACCACCCACACGACTGATGGTCTCAGTATCACGGATACGATGAGGCTTGACTAACACGAGTCCTTTTTCTTTGTTCTCTGACATATCCAAAACTCCTTAACTTAATTCTAACTAAGTATTCGATTCAAAAAAAAAATAACAAGGGACAATAACACTTCATTACTTACCACTGTATCGAATATGCGGACATAATCGAGAGATACAAACCGCGTATCTCAGATTGATATAAGGTGACTTGATGATTTCCGTAAATGACCGTAACTTAAGGCTTACTTTACTTTGATACGTGATATCAGGTTTAAGTATCGGTTTTACGATTTAGGCGATGATAAGACCGCGATACTGACTCTTGCTGTACCTGTCTTGATCATGTCTAGTTTCTTGGCAGCACCTTGACTCACATCAAGGATACGACCATGTTTATAAGGGCCTCTGTCATTGACCTTCAAAACAGCACTTTTCCCATTACTGAGATTGGTGACTTTAATTTTACTTCCAAGGGGTAATGTCTTATGCGCTGCCGTCATGGCATTCATATTAAACACATCCCCGTTTGCAGTTTTACGTCCATGGTGGAATCCACCGTAATAAGACGAGACACCCGTTAGACGGTGCGTGTCTGGATAGGCTTTTGCTTCACTTATTCCTGGTAAGAGAAATAAACTCAACAAGGCTGCATAAATGCACCCATTCGATTTCTTCATACTGGTATACTCCGAGTCTGGATACTTTCAATCTTGGTTTTGCTTTAAGCAGAGTTAAGAAAGTTTAATATCACTACAAGCGTACTAAAGTAAAAGAAGTTTAAAGTGGATCATTACATCCATCATCAAGTCATATAGCTTATACACTACACTAAGATAATATAGCATCGTAGCATCAGATAGCCGAGCGGTCTCACCACCGGCACGCCACAGTCCAACCCGCCATCTCGCCGACCGCCGGCTCTCAATTATCTCTCTTAGGTTTTCTTTTTCTCTCCAAAGAAAAAGTAATAAAACATTTCTCAGATAATCCAAATATATAAAATCATCAAAACGTTTACTCAATACGTTTTTGTTGATTTTATATATTTGATATCATAACCATTGATTTGGTAAATCCTTAGTGTATACTAGGCGGTATATAAACCGCCATAGTAATCTTTCTTAAAACTATAGTTAAAAAGGATTTACTCAAATAAAGATCATTCCCTGGTAAGATACTTCTTACCAGACAGGAATGAAATAAGCAAGATGTTACTTTGTAACATCTTTCCTTTTTCCTAAAATTAAATTTATTTAATTTTTTATAAAAATAAAAATTCTTAAGGGGAAGGGTAGATAATTTATGTAGTGTAATGAAGATGAGTGTATACGAATCTGAATGTAACGGAATAAATTATCTGGGTTGGGGTTCCAATACAGAGAGGAGTGAATGAGTAATATACGGATTGAGTATAGTACGAATGAACGACATCCTTCCACCAAAAATTAAACTATAGTATATAAGGGGCGAAGCCCCTTATATATAGTGAAAAAATCGAACAGTAACATATACTACAAAAATATAATAATATATTACATTTAACATTACACTTAAGAGATAGAGATAATGGAGAGATGAGAATACCTTATCTCTCTTATTTTTGTTGTTATATAGAGATGAAAAGAGATATACTGTAAGAGAGTAGTAAGATACTAAGAGAGTATATTTACTAGAAAGATAGATTAACCACAATACTTGAATAAAGAATAAACATTATACTAAGATAGAGAGAAAGAGAGTATAAGTAGAGTAAAATTCGTATTCGGGAATTTTTTGATAGAGAGAAAAAGAATTATGACGTATTGGATAACAGAAGGGCCTAATGGGATGGGAGCAAATGCTTCAACAAATGGCTATACGGTATTACCAGGTGGGACCATTATGCAGTGGGGGAGATTACCAGGGAACCATGATGGTGCATGGCATAACTTCCCGACACCGTTTCCTAACGTGTGCTTTAATGTCGTGGTGACACCACATGCAAGTGCGATGAATAATGACTATGAAAACCCGCATATCGGTGAGATACGACGAGATATGTTTTGGGCGAAGGCTAAATATGATTGGCAGTTAAATAATGCGACCTTTATCGCATTTGGTCGATAGGATAGAAGGATATTGGATATATGACGTATTGGATAGAAAATGCACCGGGGAATTTAGATCCTCGTACTGCAGAAAATGGATTTAGTATACTACCGGGTGGGATGATGATCCAATGGGGTGGTATACCGAATGAATATGGGGGTGGATGGCATAATTTCCATACGCCATTTCCAAATGAATGTTTTATGGTGTTGGTTAACCAAGCGGATGTTTCAGGAGACTTTGAAAACGTACGGGTAGATCATATCGAAAGAACTCGTTTTAGTGCTTGGGGTAAACATGCTTGGCATGCTAACGGCGGACAGTATATCGCCATAGGGAGATAACAGATGACTTATTGGATTACAGAAGCACCCGGTACCAGTGATACCCAAGATGGTGAGAATGGTCGAAGTGTATTACCGAATGGGGTGATCATCATGTGGGGTACGGCGACTAACGGTGGGGATAAGTGTCTATTTCATACCCCATTTCCGAATAATTGCTTTGCAGTAAACTATACGGGATCATCCGGTCAGCGGGTGAACCCTAAGCTTGCGACTAAAGACCGATTTGGCTTTACCTTACATCATCGTGAGTCCAGTCGTGGTAGGCGGGGTGGTATGGCTCGTCGTAACAACAATACTGTCTGGGAGCATATCCGTTACGTAGCTGTAGGTAACTAAGGTTCTAAGAGATACATCTTTTTGGTGTATCTCTGCCTTATGTCCATTCCAATGCCATGTGTCTATATTTAAAGAGATAGAATATGAGTTTTAGTAATTTAAAAGAGATCTTCGATCATTACTGTGAGACGGAGATCAATCGTAAGCTCCTTGAGAGCTTAACGAAATGGCGTAATCGTTTTTACAGCCGTAATAGTGAACATGTGGGATTCTTCTCGACTGCATCATTTGGGTTATACATCCCAAAATGGATGAGTAGTGATGATGATATTTGGTTAAATGAGATCTTAGGGATCGATGAAGATGAGGTAGCAGATTTCGTTTATGCATTACCAACGATTAATAAAGACTTTAAAGTCAGTAGTAATATCTTAAGTATCGGGATGGTGTATTTGATGCATCGTGCTCATACTTCTAAAAACTTAAGTCAAAAAGAACGTGATGGATTGAAACTTGTGATCATGGAGATCATGGTCGCGCGTTATTTGACCTCTGTGATGAATAATTACTTCTCTCGTGGGAAAACCTCACCTGAGATCAGTACCGAGGTCTATGAGCGTCTTACACGTCGATTTGACCTTAAAGTAGCAGGTAGTTGGAAAAACTGGATCGAAATGAAGTCCGAGTTATTTGTTATTGGGGATGATCAACGTGCTGATGCGAAATATGCGAAGCAAGAAGTGTTTGATACTTTTGATGATGAGTTGGTGGTACGTAAGCTTAATAGCGTGAAATCTCAGATCAACAAATCGATCGTCGAGATCAATGCGGTATTTAGACAAGTACTAGATGACCAAGAGAAAGTGATCTCCACTTCAGCATTAAGTATGAGTGTTGATGGCTTATACCTTGGTGATTTAGTCAGACAACAAAGTCAGTTCTTACACTACCAAGATAAGATTTTTACTGATGAGAATAGTTTCATTAAAGAAGACTTACTCTACGTGATCGAATCTTCCATGCCAACTTTGGTGAAAAGTACGTTTCGTGAAACCTTAAGCTTTATGGTGCGTAATCAATTAACACCGAAATGGAAAAATAAAATCTTAGATGCCCGTCATGATGTCATGATCTACAGTCTGGCTTTAATCCAATCAGAAGGATTAAAAACCAATGACTTGGTTCAGATCGCACATCGCTTACGTCAGAACCTTTTATCTGGTAAAGCCAATGATAAGACGTTATTATCAGTACGTAAATTAGTCGATGGGTTTATTTATGAAGTGAAACCAAAACTTAAAGGTAAACTGGTTTCTTTGGAACGTTCAGCGGTGATGTTGTATATTATTCTGCGTACACTTGCAATGAACTATTATAAATCTTAAGAAATAAAAGTTTATTTTATTTTGTACTATTATGTGGAAACATGATAACTCCTATGGGTCACTGGCAGGTGACTTTATCATACGCCCACAGTTTTCTAAAAAGATCAGCTGGGAGTAAGTATTTTCTTACTCCCTTGCTCGATTATATGAAATGAATTTGATTGACAGATCAGTCAGGTATTCTTGATAAGAAACTAATGATTCAGTTACGCTATCCATATGGATTCTTCATTGGAATCCTCCTTATGAAAGTTAAAGTTGAAAATAGAAAGGCCTGATTACCTAGTAAGTATAACGAAAGTGGTTTGTGCTCTGTTTCTCACGTTTTCTTAAGACGTTGTAGACTTTTCTGTCAATCGCCCTCTTTGGTTATAGGGATAAGATTTTTTGGTTCGGTTGCACGCGGATCTTTTGCATCCTAGCATAGAACGGTTCTCTTTGTTATTAATAATACGTCTTTCCCTATAACCAAACCCTTTTCGTTCTGAATGGCATATGGGTTTGCTAGCATCTTCCTTTTTACAGTATCTCAGCCTAATGATGGTACCATGTTTCATGGTGTTTCCTTTATCTCCATAAGTCCTCTGGCTTGGGTAGCTGTTCAGAACGAAACCTAAGTCTACCCTGGTGATTATTATCGAGCATGTACCATCATTATTTTGTTCATCTTGTATCGCTACTTTTACCTTCTTCGGTCTACAAGGATGAACTTTGCGCTCCGTATGGTCATGCGATATTCATCAACCTCACCAGGGTGACGCCTTATCCTATAATAACAATACTACTTGATTAACATTCAAATTCCCTGGGCATCTTTATGATGCCCTTTCTTTTTGTCGTCATTTTTTTTTTGATTTAAATTCTTACTAAGGTAAAAGATAAAATGTCCTAAAGACGGTTACTAGGATAAGAGCTGGTTTCGAATGAAACTTTTATTTGTAAACTAAGTGAAAATGATGAAATGATTCCTGTCTAATAGTTACATTATACTATAGTCGTGTTTAATCCGTCTTAATCACGCAGTGTAGCGTTATTTTATTATAACCTATACGATTCATCGTCTTAACTAAGATCGTCGTCCTATGCTTGTTATATTGCGTTCTCTGATATCGAGTAACGAGGTCACGGCCGTGAAAGTATTCGAAGTTTATCTCAAGATATATAGTGATCTTCATTTAAACGATGAGACAACAAAAATAGAGGCATCCCTAGGGATGCCTCTGATTCTGTCCGTTATATTGCTATAACGTATCACTAAGCTTAGCCAGCTGCTACACCCATGGTAGTAGAGCGTTCTTGTTGCGCTTTATCAGTCGCAAAGTTAGCTTTCATCTTAGTGGTATGCTCAGTACGAGCCATTTTGTAGTTTTGTTGCATGATACCAGTGCTATCAGCTGAAGCTAAATCATCGTAAACTTTGATTTCGCCTGCTTTCACGATATCTTCATAGGTGTCACCTAAGTATGCACGACGGTCTACTGAAGCCATGCCGCGGATTTCAAGAGATTGCAAGATGTTATTTGCAAGTACTTTTGTACCACTGTTAATTTCTTGGATACAAGTAAATTTAACAGTTACCTCAACTGTCTCACGACCTGAAGTTTTATCCATTTCACCAACACGATCACCAGCGTTATCTGGCATCATGTTAGTACACAACCATGCATTCACTGCATAGGTACAGGTTGGATCTGGCTCGATGTAGATACAAGTAGCCGCGATGTTTTCAGGCATTAAGCTGTAAGCATTGAATGCAGCTGATTTACGGTTGTTAGTTTCAGTGATGTATTTTTGAGTGGTTACAACACCAGGGATTTGAGTAATCGGATCACCCATACCCATAACAATCCAAGTTTCGAAGAATAAACTGATACCACGACCGATAACATCATCCCAAGTATGAGTTGGTTCTGATTTTTCGCGGGTAGTACGAGAGAATACATCGAATACTTCGTTTGCACCTACGTTAGTTTGAACGTACTCAGCTTTGATAGATGAATCCAAACCAGAGATTTTCTTAGATTTGTTTTCCATCAATGCTTTAAACGCACGAACCATTGATTTACCGTTATCGTTACCGATGTATTTGAAGAACAAAGGCACTTCTAATACAAAGCAGAGAACGTTATTACGGGTGTATGGTGTATTGGCATTCAATACACGGAAGTCGGTACTAAGACCATTCTGACCATCCACGTCAAGACGTGCAACAACATCAGAAACACCGTTAGCAAGACCAACTTTATTTTTAAGAACTGAGTCTTTTGCGATGAGAACTCGTCCATTACGTAAAGTACCACTAGGCATTTGTCAAGTCCTCCATGCGTTTTGCAACCACGAATGATTTATTCAAGGTACGCATATTTGGACCGTATAGATCTACTTTACATGTCCAGCTGTAGCCTTGAGCTTGGTCTTTCGTGTCTTTGTAAGTTTGTGGAACAACCACAACACGGTCATCATAACGACCACGTACACGGTCACGGATCATGGTGTCAGATAACTCCATGAAATCTTCATCAGTAAGTTTACTGTTACCGGTTAACTCCGCCCATACTTGGAAACAAATATAGTCGATATCGCAGATGATTTGCATTGTGATATCAGAAGTTAAGATAGAGGTATCGTTTTTGTAAACAGTTTTAAGACCAGGGCAGAATACTACACGGTCAGATTTGTTGATGAAGTATGATACACCGTTATCCCAAGAACGAATACGAGATTCAACTGGGATGTAAGCATTGGTTACTTCTTTACCTTCCAATACATGGTTGTATGGAGGTGCATCATAACCATAACCTGCAAGCATACCACCAGGTTGACCCATGTACTGCGCACGCATACGTGCTACTTCATACGTCATAGGAACGTATTTTTTATAACGTGGGTTATTGATAAGTTTCATCGCTTGTGGGATGATTACTGCACGCATTGCACCTGTACCGAATAGTTCAGATTCTACGTAGTTACGTGCTTTAGAAACAAGGTTTGCACCGATTGATTCTTCTGCATCCACAGCTGGCGCTTGGTTAGGGTTGTTGATGAAGTCACAAGTACTCATCGTTAAGTTAGCTTCTTGACGTACACCAAGTACTTTGTAAAGACTGACTTTAGTTTCAGTAGAATAACCCACGTCGTATACTTGACGGAATGGATATTTACCTTGGTCTCTCCAAGTAGTAGGGTGCAATTCGTTACCGGTTGCCATGGTATCAAAGATTTCTTTAACTAATGCGTCAAAGTTTTTGTTGTTCATGGTACCATCACCACCACCAGTTAACCAGAAGGTTTTACCGCTGTCCATAGAGATCGCATCATTGCTATCTAATTCACGTTGTACGTAAATGGCATTGTAAGGACGGTTGGTGTGGTCACGACCAGTAAAGAAGTTGATAAGATGTTTACCATCTTCAACACCTTCAGTTGTGCTTAACGCAGTATTGTTGGTTTGCGCTTCAACTTTATACATTTCACCTAGAACTTCTTCTAAGTTTTCACGATATAGATGGAAGCTACCGATATCACCGTAAGTTGCTGGTTTACCGCCACGAGTATCGAAGTCTTGATAGCTATCTAAGAAAATTTCTTCGAAGTCGATAGATGCATTACCTGCATTGATATCGAATGCACCTTCTTTGAATGAACAAAGAACAGCATTACCACCAGTTTGAGTTTTAACAACAACACCATCAGCACGTTCATTTTGACGTGTTAATACTTGGATGTTGTAAAGATAAGCTTTTTGATCTAACAATGTGCTTACTTGCGCATTAGTTAAGCCACCGCGTTTGTTAGGTGCACTGAAACGAAGACCGATGTTGTTACCAGATTTACCTTTCCATTGTGCTTTGAATTCAAAGATTGGAGAGATTTTAGATTGGCTGGTTGCATCATCACGTACTTGTAGTGTACCAGTACGAGTTTCTAATGTGCCAAGTTTACCATCTGATGGCATTGCGATAACGCGCCATCTTGCAAGGATACCTTCGATTGGTTCTTCAGTACTTAATACGATTTTGTTATTTGCATCGACTTCGTGTTCACCAGAAACAGTACGAACTGTTTTACGGAACTGAGGTGATTTAACCCATTCGATTGCTAAACAAATACGTGCTTCTGCTGGCATGTCTTTTGGATGAAGACGTTGTACCATCATTGGGTTGCCGTATTCTTTGAATAGGTTAGCAAAAGGCGTTGCTAAAGTACCATAAGGACTCTTTTCATCAAAGATCTCTTCCCCGAATAAAGCGACTGCAGAAGAAGCAGAGCTGATTACTGCATTGAATGGACCTTTACTTGCATAAGTAAATACCACAGGTAAATGCATCGGGATCTCTGGTGCAACGTAAGGAACAGCACGGATGGATTCATCCTTCGTACCCGGATACCAAATCAGCGGGGTACTATTGTGCGGCTCAAATGTAGCCATAACCATAGAGAAACTCCTCTTTATTTATTGGTTACTAATATATTAGTTTTATTATCTCACCCAGTACTAGATGGAGATAACCGTTATTGCTCTTGAGCTATCAAAGTAAAATAAAGTAGGGTGACTAGAATTCCTACAGTTCCCACTATTAATAAACTCCTTAATTAAGAAATTTATGTCGTTTTATACCCCAGACATAAGGGGTCTACCCTCGGTCTTTCGCTTATGAAATGGCTTAAGATCTAGGGTGGGTCGATTTTACGACATATGATACGAACTCTGTAGACTTTTACACCTAGACGTAGGTGATCAAAAATATGGAGTATGACATTATAAACCACATTTAGCTAAATGAGTATATAAAAGATGAACATGAAAAGTCCTTATGAGACCATGGTTCTGCGTCGGTCTAACATCAGTAAGCTCGAGCAGAAATTAAAAGAGATGGTGATCACTAAGCAAGTTAAGTCAATTGACCAAGAAGGGAAATATGATTTCGACACCTATCGTATTTTAGGTGTAGCGGGTGATGTAGAACTTCCTTATTTCTACCAACCAATTATTATCGAATTACCAGAACAAAAACCAACAATTATTGTTGACTTCCGTTCTTATGCGGGTATTAAATTGGAAAACGATATCATCCATCGTAACAAAACCAATGAAAGTACTAACTTCATTATGGTTTATGCAATAGCTATGGGTGAATGGATGAAAGATGCGGATTCATTAATCTTAACGCAAGACTTACCAATCAATACCTATGGCGCATTAGTTGCTGAAACTGTAGCACGTCGTTTAGGTTTAGATCCAGAATCAACATTACGCTTAATGGCTGCATTCCAGTTGTTCTATGCAACTCGTACCGTAAAAGATATCCAAAATATCAAACCAGAAGAACTTGCTTCTATTGCAACCATTCTTTCTCGTAAGATGAAAGTGGATATTGGTACGCACATGCAGATAGTTGAAATGCTAGATGCTTCTGATTTGAAAGACATTGATTCATTCATGAAGAAAATTCGTGAGTTAGCCTGGTCACCACGTCTATCTAAACTAAGCGTGGGCGATTTAACAATCATGCTTGCAGGTGGTTGGATCTCTCAAGGTAATCCAAAAGAAACCATGGCGGTAGCAATTGAATACCCACCAGCATGGCTTGCAATTAACTTTACTTGTGCGAAGAATAAGTTCTATCAAAAATTACCATTGGGTCAAATCATGAAACGTTTAGATCGTAATGGTGCACTCGGAACATTCGTAAGTAGTAATACCGCGAAATACTTCGGTCCAGTATACGAATAATTTTATTTAATAAGGAAAACAGAAACATGGCTGTGATTAGTCCTTATTATCAAGAATATCTTATCCAACATGCTGCTAAGCTTGTTTGGTGTAGTCCTTATGAAGATGAACAATATATCATCGAGGCTGCCCAGCTTACTGATGCAAATGGGGATATTATTGATACCATGGTGTTTGAGCGTTTATTATCGCTCCCAAATAACACCGACCGTTTCCACATGTATATGATCGGTGGGAACTATCCAGATGAGTTTAACTTATCCCTTTATAAAGAAAGATGGATACCAATTACAGAATGGTGCTTAGAAGCTGACTTCCTTGTTCGTATTTATAATGATGCGGGTATTTTAGTTCCACTTTGTAATGTCTTCTATTTCCTAGAAGATGATGGTACGATTTTATTTGCGATCCGTGAAGATGGGGATTTAGGAATTAAGTTTGGTGTAGAACCAATTTACTTCCATTTTAGAAGTAGTCATTTCTGGAAAATGAATAACCAGACTGAACGCACTAAACGTGTTTACGTGGATAGTCGTATTTATAAGAAAGGAACAGATTTAAGTGATATGGTCAATGCTTATAACGATCGTTATGAGAAAGATTACCATAACCCACTTATTTTTACGAACGGTAGACCATCCAATAAAATCATGGGTAACAACTACGGTGACTACGTTGAAATGTCAGATGATGGTTCCGTGACTCATGTTGAATATCACTCAGTAAAATCATTACGTTCATTCCATTCTGATTTGGATAAATGTAATAAGTATTTACTGATGTTAAAACACGTACAAGATAAAAGAAAGATCCACTATCGTGATGATATCGAGATCTTCCCAATCTACGTACCGAGACTTCAGATTGTTAATTACATGAAGATGTATCCAGAAGCCACATTGGCGGATGCAATCGAACATGCTGAATTTGAAATGGGTAACTATTATCACCGTAACCGTGAAGACAGTTTACGTATGGTGACTCATCAAGCTTATTCTTTACCAGTAGATTATTTACTTTCTTCATTAACTTCAATGCAAGAGAAGATTGATATTGATAACTGGTATCTGAAAGTTGTGGTGCATGAATCAGGATTGGATCGTAATCTCATTGCTGAACGCCATCATGTCATGGAGTTATATCAGCTTGATTACGAGAAACGTTTAGATGCGATGACGGATACTGCATCAAATATCGATGTATGGAAAGCCAGCGAACTTGAGAAATCAGATTACAACTATCTGATGCGTTGTTTTAGACACGAGCTTACCGCTGAACGTGTTTTAGATGCGTATGGTTATGACCAGGCTTCATTAGCACTCGCCAACCCTAACGTGTCGATCACCAAAGATCCAAATAAAAACTACTTCATTATTCCGGTTGGTTTGATGGATAGTTGTACGATTTATGAATATGACAGAGATGGATTACTTTTAGGTTGGTACTACAGTACAGATACCATGAAGTATTATCCAGTCAATGAGGGGACAATTTACATTGAGGCAATCTCAGGTAAAGGTTCTCATGAGATTTCATTATATAAAGATGTTGGTATTGGTGACAAGATCAACGTAACGACTAATGCGGTCTCTAATTATCGTTTATATCGTATCACGAAAGTACTCGGTTTAAATAACGTAATCACCTACCAAGGTGGTTATCGTGATGTAACCAATGTTGCAACCAACTTCGTACAACGTGATGATGGTTTCTCATTCACGAATGGTGATCCAGCAAACGTTCGTTATGATGTTGTTGGTGATGATAAGTTCCTTTGTCGTGATTTGATCTTAGTACCTGCTTCAGATGGTGTAGTGGACTTTACTTTAGTCTATGGTGAGAATAACGATATCTTAGATATTGCTCCTGCTAAAATTGCAGTGTGGTTAAATGGAAGAGCGTTAATTGAGAATATCGATTACCGTGTGGATTTCCCTCGTGTGATCATCTTCTCAAAACAATACCTCAAAGGCATGACAGAGCAAAATGAACTTCATATCACCTATCGTGCATTAGGCTTTAGCCGTGATGGTAAAACAACGGATAAACCACGTGAAGTCGGTTATGTGATTGATGGCAAGCTCTCAGTCGATTATCATTATGACTTACATCAAAACCGTATTTCTCGTGTGACGATTGGTGGTGGTGTTTATAACCCACATCTCTTGAAGTTCGATGACCAATACGGTGAGGCGAAAGTCAAAGTACCAGATGGTACACCATACTCGATTGATGATCACTATATTGCATTACGCGGTTATGCGGGATATCGTCAGATCTATCGTTTCCAAGAATCCGATAGACAAAATAATATTGATATCATCAATTATCTCTCAACCCGACTACAACGTGAGAAATTACCGAAACGTGTTGTGGTAAATGGGAAATATGAATTATACTCACCTTTCATGTCTGCAATCATTACGCATGTGTTAGCCAACGAACGCAAATACATCGAGTTCGACTATCACAACAAAGCGAAAGTTGCACGATTGATTAGTAAGTTTAAGTTCTTATTAAATAGTGATCCATGTGTTAAAGGTTACGATGAAGACTTTGCTATCGTTGACCCAAGACCATTTGACCAAGCTCAACCGACTGTAGTACATCATCGCATCTACGCTTTATTTGAGCATATCAATCAAACTTACTTAAATAACAAGGTAAGACTGAATGGTTGGTTTAAGGTAACACGTACTCGTCGAAACGTAACAGAATAAAAGGATAAGATAAGATGGAGTTAAATGAACTCAATCAAGCTACTCCAGACGTCACGTCGATTGACCGTAATGAAAAGCGCGGCTGGCGTCAATGGAATATGAATCAGATCTATATGGGTCAAGATTCAAAAGGATTATACGTACCAAACGTCGGTGATATCGTTGAAGATATCCGTGGTGGTATCATCCGTTTTAAAGAAGTGGTGAGTGTGGATGAGTCTACACTTATCCCAACTTTTGCAAACCTAACTTTCGCAAAAGAAGATGAAGGTGAGCTTAATCAATTTAGAGGGGTGGGTCCAGGTTATCAATCTGAGACTTGGCGTATCTTCTACGATAAGAGTGTCATTCCGCACACTTTAATGGTGGATGTGAACTTACATCAATACGGTACGGATACGGCTTATATGAAGTTATTCAAAGGTCGTGATACTTCCTCAACAGGTAAAGTGATTTCTCAATATCGCAATAGTAACTTAGATAACTATTCTGAGAACGTACCACTCGTGACAATTGGTAGTCGTTTTGATGACAGTAATGCAATCAAACGTCCACTCGTTTGCCATACGACTGAACACCTTGAAATTGGTGAAGTAGTGACAGCAGTAACTTACTCTGCTTCTGGTAAAGCTTGCAGTGAAAATACTTTTATTGTAGCAAATGCAGCAAATGTACGTAGTTTAGATGCGGCGACGGCTTACGTAACAGGTATCGAGTTAATCAGTCCGTTTATTTCATCATCTGATGACCGCTTAGTAGAGTTCCCATCTAACATCCAACGTGATGGTTTATTTACGATGGCGAAAGTTTACTATAGCGATGGTAATGACCGTATCCTTTCTATCGATGGTGGTCGCTTCTCTATCTTAGGTTTAGATCATTATATCTCAACCTTACGTGGTGAAACAAACTCATTTGGTTTACGTTATCAGTTAGCAGATAATGAACTTGCATGGAATGCGTCAATCGGCGCAGATCGTCATATCACTGAAATCTATCGCTATCGTACATTAGAAGTAGATGGTAGTTACTCAGTGAACTTAGTGGCTATCCCACGTTGGACAGATGCAACAGCAGGCTACGAATTAGAATACTGGTTATTCAACCTTGATCGTGATATCGTGTTAAATGTAACCGATTACATTGAACCAGGTGCAAACACTGAAATGTTTAATGGTAAGAAATTCGGTACTGTGCAGCATATCTCAGTGGCACTCGAGTTATCTAAACTGAATATCGGTTTAAATAGCTATCGTCATGTTCAAAACTTCCAAATCGGTTTATCTGGTAATCCATTGAATTACGATGTGCCTTACTTGATTCAATACCACGTATCACAAACCCCTGGTTATGGTGCGAATACTAAACTTAAAATGTCACGTCGTGAACGTGCTGATGAGATTGGTATTAACTTAAATGGTTATCTTGACTTCCGTTCATTAGATCTCTTCTTAGAAGGAACTTACTATCAAACTAAACCATTGTTTGATGAGAACGTAGAAGCCAAGGCACCAGTACCAACACACTTCAGTGTGACCACACCAGATGGTACATCAATGGAATTTGAAATTGAGAAATGGAACCAAGAAGTGGGTATTCCGAACAATCCTCAGTTCCCAATGGTGGAAGGTAGTACATTAACAATCGAATGGTTACGTAAATTATCACCAACTGAAACGCAACATCTTTCAGTGACACCGATGATCTTACGTTACTAATAAGGTAATAATAACATGATACTTTATCAAGAAGACTGGTTGCGTTATCCTGGTGCGATAGCGGATTTCCAGACAACGAACACCTCGTTCATTCGATTCTGTAATCTACTGAAAAAGCAAGGGGTAAAGAACTGCTTGTTCCCACTAGCACTTTTTGATAAACGTCTCGTAGGGGTCGATCCATTCGACCCCAAATTACCTGCTGAACTTTGTACAGCCGTTATCATTGAGTGTAAACGAAATCCTTGGTATTGGTTACGCGAGGTGGCAAGACTTCCTGCAACCGGTACTGATGGTATTCGAGTGCAAGCCAACCGTTCTATTATCGCCATGTGGTGGTGTTTACTGAATTGTTTCTCAACCTATGCTATCCAACCACGTCAGACAGGTAAATCTGTTGGGGCGGACTTGTTCCACGTGTATAACGTGATGGTGTATGGATATAAGACACAGGGCTTACTTATTACTAAAGATAGGCCCTTGGTGGTGAAGAATACGGAACGTCTTAAAGCGATCCGTGGTATGTTACCTTCTTACATGTGGATTAAAACCCGTAAGGATAAAGATATCGAGGATTACATCAACTATGCTCAGGAGATGAACACCCTCAACTTAATCCCTGCTCAGAACGACCCACAATCGGCAATCAACGCAGCTCGTGGTTATACAATCGAACGACTCCACGTGGATGAGATCGCTTTCGTGAAATACAACTGGGTGATGTTACCTGCTGTATCCTCAGCGATGGATGCGGCGATTAATAGCGCCAAAGCAGCCGGTATGCTTTACGGAAGACTTTATACAACCACAGCAGGTGATTTGTCAACCAAACAAGGTAAATATGCTTACGATTTATTTGTGAGTGGCTGTCCTTGGTCAGAAGGACTTTACGATAAGCAGAACCACGAGGAAGCATTGAAATTTATCAACTTCCAAACGGGGTTACCTGTTCCATTAGTGAGTATGCAATTCTCTCATCGAATGCTTGGTATTTCAGATGAAGAGTTCTACGCTCGTATCATGTCTGCGCCATCTACAGATGAAGATATCAATAAAGATTACTTCTTAATCTGGGGTAAAGGTGGTAAAGATAATATCATCCCGAAAGCGATATTAGCTGATATGGATAAATCAATCCGTATGGCGAAATATAACGAGATGACTTCAACAGGTTACGTAATCCGTTGGTATATTGATCAGGAAGAGATTCCTCAGTATATGGCAACCCATAAATGTATTTTAGGTGTCGATACATCCGAACAGATTGGTCGAGATAGTACTGCATTAGTATTGATTAATGTAACGGACTTATCTATTGTCGCTACCGTATCGATTCGCCAAGGTTCAATTTTAACCTCAGCGAAGTGGTTAGCTGAGTTTATGAGTAAGTACGAGAATGTTACCCTCATCATCGAGAAGAAATCTTCTGCGCAAACCTTTATCGATACAATCTTGTTGACCTTCACTCATGCTGGCATCAATCCGTTTAAACGTATCTTCAATCGTATCATCGATAACAAGTTACTCAAACCGGATCTTTACATGTTACTCCAACGTAACAGAATGCCATCTAAAGACGATATCGAACAATGTCGTCAGTACTTCGGTTTTAACACCTCTGAGAAAACCCGTACTCACTTATATTCAAAAGTATTAGATGAGGCAGCAAAACAATCCCGTCATGTGATGCGTGATCAGTTCTTGGTGAACCAATTAGCGCAACTTAAAGTGGATGACTCGGGACGTGTTGACCACAGTGCGGATGGGCACGATGACTCGTGTATTGCTTGGTTGTTAGCTAACTGGTTACTTCGTTATGGTAAGAATATCGATTTCTACGGAATCGACTCAAGACGTGCCATGATCAATGTAACTCAGGATGGTAAACAACTTTGTGAAGATGATTTCGTTGAATTAGAGCGCATTGAGAAGCTTAAACAAGAAGCTGATGAATTAGTCGAGGAATTCTCCAAAACCTCTCATGCAGCGCTTAGAATGCGAATCAGCCAACGTTTAAATGTAATCAATAAACAACTGGATGGTTATGGTATCGAAACAAGAACGGTTGACTCATTTGTTCGTAAAGAAGAAGACGATAAACGTATTGATGTACGCAAACGCCGCTTTGGTATGATGACAGGTGTAGTCCGCTCTCCATATGGAAGCCGTTAACTATTTTATGTATAAATTGCATTATACAGCGTTCAGTTTATTGATGAGACATTGAACACCTTTTTGTAAATTTTGTTTTTGGATGTTTCTTTGGGTTTCCCGGTTTGTGGGGTGGTAGCCCTGCCCGGCCCGGGGGATGACGGGTGCAAGCCACAAAGCACGCTTAGGATTAGGGCGCCACTTAGACCAG